AATCAATATTAAATACAATAATAAACAATCCTTATATTCTTACATTAAAGTAGAAAATAATGAAAGTATTGAATATTATTTATTTAAACAATATTTTGATAAAGAGATTCAAACAATTATTACAAAATACGGTTCTAATATTAATTACGAAAATATATTCTCTTTTTCTAAAAAGATGAAAAAGATGAATAGCACTGACTCTTTACGTTTACAAAACCTAGATAAAAATATTAATATTAATAAACATAAAATATTCGAATTCCTATTAATTGAATTAACTTATAATCTATTAAAAAAAATCCATAAAAACAAAAATGATTTTGCGTTCTATTTATATACACTAATCCAAATAAAGAAAGCATCCATTCGTAATATTAATAAATACGTTAATTCATTTATCGATACTACGATTACATACGCAATTGAATTAACAAATATTGGTTCTATAGTGAGTAACTCGCAGGAATTCATTGAGAAAAATAAATATTTGCTGGAATATGAAGACAAAGAATTATTTTCTCATCAAAAAAAATTATATTCTACATGTAAATATAATATTGAAGATAATGAATTTATTCCTAAGTTAATTTTATATACTGCTCCTACAGGCACTGGTAAAACATTATCTCCGATTGGATTATCTGAACAAAATCGTATTATATTCGTATGTGTTGCTAGACATATTGGTTTAGCATTAGCGAAATCAGCAATTACTATGGATAAAAAAGTTGCTTTTGCTTTTGGATGTGAAACGGCTTCTGATATTAGATTACATTATTTTTCCGCTATTGATTTTACCCGTAATAAAAGAAGCGGGTCAATACAAAAAGTAGATAATAGTGTAGGAGATAATGTCGAAATTATGATTTGTGATGTTCAATCATATATTACTGCCATGCACTATATGTTGGCTTTTAATGATAAAACTAATATTATTACTTATTGGGATGAACCGACTATTACTCTAGATTATGAAAATCACGATTTACATAATATTATTCATACTAATTGGAAAGATAATTTAATACCTACTGTAATTTTATCATGTGCAACTCTACCTAATATTGATGAATTACAACCTACAATTGATGATTTTAGAAATAGATTCGATAATTCGGAAATTCATACAATTAATAGTTATGATTGTAAAAAATCTATACCGATTATTAACAACGAAGGATATTGTGTTTTACCGCATTATTTATATGATAATTATGACGATTTAATTACCCAGACTAATTATTGTTTAAATAATAAAACATTATTACGATATTTTGATTTACAAGAAATTATCAATTTTATTACATATATCAATAAAACCAAATATGTTAATAATACGTATTTACTTGAAAATTATTTCACTCATATTGAAGATATTACTATGAATAGCTTAAAAAATTACTATTTAAAATTATTAATTAATATTAATAAAGAGAATTGGGACACTATTTATAAATTTGTCATTCAACATCGACAAAAAAAGTTTGAAAACCCATTTGAAAAAATTAAAAGTGATCACCATAAGATTAATGTATTTAATGAACAGATTGTTAAAAAACATGTTCGAACTGGTATATCATTAACTACAAGTGATGCCTTTACTCTTACTGATGGACCTACTATATTCTTAACTAATGATGTTAATAAAATAGGGGCATTTTATATTAAACAATCTAATATCGATGCTAAAATTTTTGAACAGATTTTACAAAAGATTAATGACAATAGCGATATTAGCATAAAAATACAACAATTAGAAAATTTAATTGAAACTAAAGAATCTAAGGTTGATGATAATGGAAAAGATATTAAAAACAATAATAAATTATCAAAAGATTCTATGATATGGCAAACTGAAATTGATAAATTAAGAAAGAAAATTAAATTGATTTCACTTGATGCTATTTATACTCCGAATACTATACGACACCAAGAATTTTGGACACCAAACGGGGAAATATATGAAAATGCTTTTGTTTCAAATATAGGAGAAGTTAATACTAAAGATATTATGTCATTAAATGTTGATAATAATTTTAAAGTTTTACTCTTATTAGGAATCGGGGTTTTTACTGAAAATCCAGATGTACAATATATGGAAATTATGAAACAATTAGCCGATGAGCAACGATTATTAATTATTATTGCTTCTAGTGATTATATTTACGGCACCAACTACCAATTTTGTCATGGATTTATTAGTAAAGACCTTAATAATATGACTCAACAAAAAACGATACAAGCTATGGGCAGAATTGGCCGCAACAATATACAACAGAGTTATACCGTTCGATTTAGAGATAATAATATGATTTATAATTTATTTAAAGAACCGGTTAATAATATAGAATCTATAAATATGAGTAAGTTATTTACAAGCGATTAAATCAAGAAACCCAAATAACTAAACAAACAAATTTTTTTGTTTAGTTATTATATAATGTCTACTAATAAAGTTAGAACGCGTTGTAAAAAAGGAACACGTAAAAATAAAAAAACAGGGCTTTGCGAAAGTGTATTAGATAATACTTGTTCAATATGTTTAGATAGAGTTATATCCGGAAACGTAAAAACAAAATGCAAACATAATTTCCATAAAAAATGTTTGATTGGTTGGTGTAAAAGTCAATCTCATATAGAAGCTCCTCAATGTCCAATATGTAGAGGTAATATCAAGGACACCTGTAAAAAAATAATGCCGTTTGATAGTCAAGAAGTTTTCCGTTATACTGGAACTATTTATGGACGGTCTGACCAATTTCTTGAAAATAATTTGGAACGTATGAATGAAATTATACATAACCCCAGATTTGATGTGAATGTAAAAAATTTTTTTGATGAGAGTTTGTTATATGAATTATCTTGGAATAAAAATGATAGTAATAGATATAAACCAATCGTAGAATATTTATTAAAACATCCAAAAATCATAGTAGACGTAAAACTTATAACAACATTAATAGCTAACAACAATCAAACTATGATATCTCTTTATAAAAAACATAAAAAAATACCCAATCATTTAAAAAAATTAATTTAATTTTTATAAGTAAACTGTTTTATTATTATGTAAAAATAATAATAAAATAATTAAAGAGCATTTTTATAATCTACTACATAAGGATTTGATTTTAATACATCATTTATATCTGATTTATTTCGTTCTTCATTTATAGTTGAATATAATTTACTATCTTGTCCCGATACTTGACCTATATTAAAAGAATCTGGCGTATTATATGCCATTGACCCAGTAATATCACGGTTATTTTTTAACAGAGTATCTTGGTCTTTTTGACGCATTTTTATATCATTATTTAATAATTTCATATTACCCTTTACCATATATCCTTCGATTGTGCTTGATTTTATATCATTATTTCGCTGTTTATAATTTGAATCATATGAGGTATTTCCTCTTGTTCCTGAACCAGCACTTGCATTACCTGAATAAAAGAAATCATCTGTATCTTTTCTATTTGTTTTAGCCACTTGATTATCAGTTACTTGATAAGCTCCGCCCAATTGATTTCTATTTACATTCATATGAAATTTAGAATCTTCCGTTGTTTCTCGCATTGTTGTTGGTAATTTATCGTTAGGATCAAATATATATGTTTCTTTTACTGCTGTCGATGGATTTTGGTAGGGACGTAATGTTCCTATTGTGTTTGAACGTCTGGATGGTCTTAAAATATCCAATAATGGAGCAACAGCTGCTCCTAAACTACCACTAACCGCACCAAAATATCCTTCATTTTTGTTTGATGTACGATTATTTGGATAAGCTTTTTTGGTTCTTGCTTCATAATCTTGTTCTGTAGCAAAATTTCTACCATTTGCATTTGCAACTCCAATTTGAACATTTCCTAATTGTTGATTATGACTAGGCATATATTCTCCTGGAACATAGGTTGCTTCGTTTTGATAACTAGCACCACCTATATAATCTGTTGTTGTTTCTGGTCTATTTACATATTTATCTATAGGCACTGAGCGTAACGTTGTTCCTTTTGCAGCACCTGTTGTTGGTAATAATCTATCTTCCCCCAATTCAAACATACGGTCAGGACGATTTTTTTCCATAACACCAATATCATTCTTTGTAGGAATATTTTTATTAAATGAGTTTGCTGGACCTTCGTGACCTAACATATTAATTCCACCTGCTCTTGGATTATTATTTGTGCGCATTTCATCTACTGTTTTTGGCATCCATGTTTCTCTTGCCATTAATCCGGCATTAAATCCTTCACTTGAATTTTCATTTGGTTTTAATCCCAAACCTGGAGCAACATTATCTTCTTTAAACGGGTTCACATTTGCATTTTTCATACTTGGATTTACACGATCGCGATAAAAATCATTGGAATTTGGTGCTCCATGAGTCCATTGCATATTATCGCTTGGTGTAAATAATGGTGCCTGAGCATCTTTTGTTATATGTTGAGAACCGGTTCCTGAATAATTATCTAATACACCTTCAAATGAAGAAGTTTCTGTATTACTTTGTGTTACGTTACTACCAAAATATGGTGTCATATTACCATGACTAAAATACTCTTCAGAAACCTTTTTTCCATTTAAAGAATAATAATCGGTTTCTTTTGATTTACTTTCTTGTTTATTAAAATATTTATCGGTATAAACACCAGTATCATTATCAAATTTATTGTTATTTACTAATTCCGCAGTTTCGTCGGTTTCAGCAGACTGTACTGGATATTCTTCTGGGAAATTACGGTTAGGAACATCTGTATTAGGTAAATTATTTTCAAAAGTTTCCTTCTTTTTTTTTTGATTAGATACTATATAAAATAGTCCTAATGCTACTCCTGGGATAGCTAATTCCATGATATATTATATAATTATAATATCATTATATAATAATTTTTTACTTTTCACTTTTTATCATAAGTATCTTTTTCTAAATTACGGGAGTCTACATTATTAGTGAATTTAATTTCATAATTATTTAATTGTTTAGTTAATGGGTATTCCCATCTAGTTTGTTCTAAATCTTTATACATCCATGCGGGATGAGATAATCGACTTTCATCGACAAAAGGTTCCGCTGTTTTGTAATATTTTGAAGATGAATTCACTTCATTTAATTTATAATCATTTGAATTTAAATTATCTCGATTTAAGGGTCTTGTTAAACCTAATAAATCGCTTTCTAAATTTGTTGTATTTGTTCTTAAATTAGACCCCCATTGTTGTAATCGTATTTGAGGGTCTTCCATAAAGGGTAAGTCGGTTCCTTGCCCTGGTGTATTTAATGAATAATTTCCTACAGCACTACTTTCTTCGACTTGTTTTTTTATACGATTTGGGTCATCGTGAAATCGGGTAAAAGACATTTCTTTAAGCTAATATACTATGTGAAAAAAACTTCATTTAAATTTCCTAAATTATTTATCATTTTTTATTATTTGATTGATTGTTGGAAAGAAACCTATCTCATTTAATATTTTTTTCTTTTCTTTTTTTATATA